ACCGACGTTTTTACAATTACCGGTATCAACACCGGCACCAAGACAATTACAATTACCGGTGACCACTCGGCGGGCGCTACGGCTTTGGCCGCGGGCGATACTATAAGAATCAACGGCGGGACCACGGCCGGAAATAACATCACCTTCACCGTAGATACCCTGCCGACTACCAGTACCATAGTGACTCTTGAGACTTTAGAGGCGGCGGGCGGGACACCGGGCAACCTGTTCGTGGGGGCCACGCCGGTAATCGAATATCACCGGCACATAAGACACAACACGGGGACCGAACATTTACTGTTAGGGACGAAATATCATATTTTATTATGGCTGAACTCTGCCAAGTCATTGACGGTCAAGTGGACAAACGTGGACCCGGCAAACGTTAGCCGGTGGGAGATTACGGACCATTTAAGGAACGTGGTAGCGACCAATAATTCAGACTTTGTTTTGTGGTGGAATATCGATAGCAGTGTATCGAACGCATTCGCGGCCCTTGACAACGCCAATGGTATAGATTACGAGGGCACCGCCAACCGCCTGACCAAGTGCAAGCATATAACATCCTACGAGAGATATTTAATTTTGGGCTATACCACGGAGGCGGGTACGGTCTATCCCCAGAGGGAAAGATGGGCGGGGATCGGGACCGGCGGAGCAACTATTGATTTCGATGAGAACGGGTCCAGCGATGCCGGCAGTAAAGAGTTCACGACCACACCTGGTTTTTTAATGGGTTTTGCTCGGCATGGCGATGACCTGATAATTTCAAAAGACGATAGTATGTACAGGAGCTGGATAGTCACGGCGGACACCGTATTCGAATATGAGGAATTCACACTCAAAGTCGGGAACCTGTCCGCGGACTCCTTAGTAAATGACAAGTCGGGACGGTTGTATTGGATTGGTTCGGACCTAACTATCCGCGAGATAAATACACCCAGGCCTATAAGTACGGCGGTGGACATAACGGTAAAAGGTCTGAACACGGCCCAGGCGGAGTTCATACAGGGCACCTATATAGATGAGTTCGAGGAAGTGTGGTGGTCGCTGCCGCTGGGCAGTACTAACGATACCATAGTAGCGTTCCACCCGAACAGCGGCCGGAGTTTCGTATATAAGTTCCCGGTAAGGGCGTTCGGAGACTTCACCCAGCAGGAAGCATTTACTTACGACACACTTCCCTACGGCACTTACACCGCCTGGGGAGCTGACTGGCTGTTCTACGATACCCAAAAGAACGTGGTGGGCTTTCCGCTGGATTTGGCTTCGGACTATTTAGGTAATACGTTTGATTTGCACCGGGGCGATACCGACGATGGCACTGCATTTACAGGGACGCTGATTATATCAACTACCCTAACGGTACAAAAGTCGCTCAATATGTTCAAGCGGGTCAATAACGGCGCAGACCTGATATTGAACAGGAAGTCGAGCGGTACGGTCACGCTCTACGTAAATAGGGACACGGAAAGGTCATGGCAATTGTTGGGAACGGCATCTCTTATAGATACCGACTTGCCGGAGACGGTGATCGTCCACGTGCCGTTCGATATTCGGGGCAAGTCGTTTCAGTTCAAGGCAGAGAGTCCCGACCAAATGGAAATTTTAGGCTATATATTTAGAGAGTTCGATTTCGACGACAGCAGATGAGATCCAGACCAGCATTAAAATTACCAATGCCGAGAGAGCTTACCACGAACAAGGTAGGTGACATACAGGACCATTTCCGCCTTTGGCGGGAAGAGATGGACAAGCAGTGGCGGCTCTTGTTCCAGGATGTAGCGGTAATACAAGTGGATACCGACGGCTGGATTTACTTCGGGGGTAAAGACGTGACCGGAAGTGCAAGGATAGGGCTGGTCGGTACCGACTGGGTATGCCAGCATTATATAGCAGGCGCTTATGCGTCGAGATTAGGATCGAGCCCGTGAAAAGACTTGTTTTTATAATTTTGCTTTTATCGACAGCTGCACAGGCGGACATTAAGGTCATGGGCGATGGCGAGCAGTTGATATGGAGCAATAACTCCCAGACAGTCTCTATCAGTGCATCCAGTTCAATGTCCGCCAGTGTAGATTATTTATGGCCGGTGGCCGACGCTGTCTCCGGCGGGCAGGCCTTGCTTTCTGATGGTTCGGGTCTTTTGAGCTGGGGTACGCCGACAACTTCGACGGCGCATAATATACTGTCTGGTACGCACGATGCCACTACCAACGCGGTCACAAGGGGCTCGATAATTTACGGCAATTCCACACCCAAGTGGGATGAACTGGTAATAGGGTCTTCCGGGACGATTTTGAGAAGTGACGGCACAGATGTAGTGTGGTCGGCGACAACTAACATTACCGCCCTGGGTACCATAGTGACCGGTACCTGGAACGCCACGGCCATAGATATTTCCAGTTATACCAACCTTACGGTCACCGGTCCCATAACTTTGACTGACGATACTGTCGGAATTACGATAGCCAAGGACATTGTCGCCGGTACCGGCCTTTCGGGCGGTGAAGACAATGTCCTGCCGGGCGCGGACGCAGATACTACTTTGACTTTTGACGCTACTGAACTCGATGCAATTATCTGGTCGGACGGCGTCAATGCTTCGAACGCCTGGACGTTCAATGTTTCCGGTACGGACCATACAATGACCGCCGGCAGTGCGAAAATGACTTTCAGTAACGAGGTCGAAGCCGAACAGCTCAGCTCTACCGATGATGCTACTATAGCAGATAATACTAACACCGGGAGTTTATACGCCGGTGCCGCGGGTGACCGAGTTGAAATAGATGCCGTTGGCGATGTTGACTTCATCGGTCAGTCAGGTTTGGCTTTCGGTGAAATATCAGTAGAATCAAACGCAGTTGAAACCACGATAAGCACACAAGATGTACCCGTCCAGGTAACCGTATTTGATACCGCCCGCCATTCCAATAACACAACCATCAGTATCGCGAACAGTGACATAACCATATTACAGGCAGGTCATTATTTAGTTACTGTATCGGCGGCGGTCAATTCTGTAGCAGGGTTGGGTTCGAAACTCGAACTTAAATGCAGGGTGAATAATGGAAGTTTTGACGCCATTCCACACGCAGACAGAAACCTCGGAGGGGGTGCAGCAGAGGCTGGTTCTATAACATTGTCAGGAATAGCCGATTTGGACACAGGTGATACGATCGAGATATGGATAATAAACGAAACGAATACAGCCAATTATGTAGTTGAAGATATTTCCATGGCCCTTGTTCAAATTGGCGGGCCGATAAGAGATACTATGATTTATGAGGATGGAGATACGATGATTTATGAAAACGGCGACACTATGGCGTACAATATGTAAGGAGAGATTATGAAAAAGCTTATTGTAATTTTAATCCTACTGATTTTTATAGCAACAACACCAGCCGCAGAAGTGAAATGGACGGCCATAAGCGAATTAACTGCTATTAACGATGCAGATATTCTTGTGGTTGTCGATGACGTGGCCGGTACGCCCATAAGCAAAAAGATAACCGTATTAAATTTTTTCGATACGATAAATTCGTCTTCAAAGCTCAGGGCCATCGTTACAGACGAAACAGGAACGGGGCTATTGGTATTTGGGACATCCCCGACTTTTACGACTTCAATTATAATTACAGGAGCAAATGCCGATCCAAGTTTAACAGGTCAGATAGTTTACGATAATACAATCGCGGGTATTATGGACGGTGGCGCCCTTCGCTGGTTCGATGATGATGATTCGGTAAGACTCTTGGTTGATCTTGAAACAGATCCTTCCAACGATGATTATGTCGTGGCCTACGATTCAACAGCAGACGGCTTTTATATGAAGGCGGACGCCGACTCAGGCGGAAGTACGGCCTGGGACGATATAGCGGACCCGGACAATAGCGGCCTTACCACCATTACTTTTAACAATGCCGAATTATCGCTCCTTACCGGTAATAACGACGCCGCGGCTTCGTTTTGGATTCTACAGAACACTGATGCGGACCATACCGGAGGCAATTTTTATCTTCTTGATCTCGATTACAGCGCCGACGACGGTGATGTCGATGCGGATTATATCAAATGCCAAGATTCAGGCGGTGTGGTATTGACGATTCAAGAGAACGGAAACCTTACGACTACGGGATTTCTGGCGACAGGTGCAGACCCCGCCGACCAAGGTGCGATACGCCTAAGTAACGCCACTATCATAGCGTGGGAAGATGCGACAGAGACTACACTGACACATATTGATAATGTTGGTCTCCTTCTTAATCTGGAACTTGAAATAGACGGTACCCTTGACGCTGACGGCATAGTTACTTTGGGTGACGGCGGTGACAATTTTTCGGTTGCTTCGGATGGTATTGATATCGATACCAGCGGCAATATAACAAACGCGGGCACTATCGCTTCCGGGGTGGTTACGGTAACGGGTGTTATCAATACCTCCGTAGGGATTGACGGCGTCGGCGCCGTTGATTTCGATATAGGCAGCGGTGATATACTGGATGTGACAATTATAGAAAATGGCGGGACCTACATATTTGATAACGGCCTGACCGCCGTTGGTGAGGATTTGGGATCGGCCACGGCGGAGTGGAACGATTTGTTTCTCAATGACGGTGGTGTGATCCAATTAGGTAATGACCAGGACGTAACGATCACACACGTCGCCGATACCGGCATACAGATGGAGTTGGATGACTCCATTATGTTCGGCGATACGGCGGTATTCATTGAGTCCGACGATGATGGCTTCCTTGACTTGGACGCGGATACGGGGATCCGTCTAAATGCGCCCGTCACAATTACGACGAATATAAAAGGCGAACCCAAGCATCTAATATTTAATGTCTTTAATCCCAGTGGTGTTCAGAGTGACGATACCCAGGTATGTATCTGGCCCGAAACCGATGCAGCTTTAACCATAACCAAGATTACGGTTACTTTAGACGCGGCCGGCAATGAAGTCGCGGGCGACTTGAAATACGCGGATACGTTTATAGGCCTGGCCAGCCCGGTGGTTATAAATGTCTTCGATACCTCTTCAGGCGTTTTGGAAGATGCTACTATAACCTCCGGCTCGGTTGCAGCGGGTAAAGCTATTTATATTCAATTCGATTCAGCGCCCAATGCGGCGATTACTCAAATGTGTATAGACGTTGTTTTTGATTATGATTAAGGAAGGAAGGAATTATGATTAAGAAAATATTAATTTTACTGATTATCCTGCTTTTAGGAACAAGTGCCTTCGGTCAATACGTCGCTCCAAATGAAAATACTGTGATTGTCTGCGGTGGACTCGGTACTATGGCCAACGCCGCACAACTGAACGGCGGGGGTGCGACTAAGGCCGCCTGGGATGCGGGGAGTCCATCTGATTTTATCAACACAAACGGCGGGCCGATAACGAATGATACTGGAGTTACGTATGACCACACTGGTAATGGAGAGGGCGAAAGACATCTAAGTAAAGCCGGTCTTGGTACGGGTGTAACTGTGGGAACACTGGCTTATGTCTCCGGTACAAATATCACAGCGGGAATTTATGAGATTACAGGTGTCCCTGATGGTGATGCTATTTTATGTGCCAACATCGTTGCAAGTGATGACAACGCGGATTCGGTTGTCAATGTTGGCGGAGCGATAGACACACTTCAGAATGTCTTTGATGAAGTTGCCAATAATGCCGCTTTGTTTAGTCGCTACATCTATATCAACGGAATTGTGAGTGATGCTGATGGCACGATTCCGGTTGGCGTGGCCATTGATATTGACGTGAACGTCGGAACTACAACTACAATGGTAATCGTTGTGGGATATAATGTCACTCTGACGGCGGAATCTCAGGTTGTCTTACAGGCAACGGCTGATATAAATGCCATACTATCATTTTCCAAGGCAGCGGGTTTATATTGGCTTATCAGAAGTATAGATTTTGATGCGGCTGGGGCTGGTAAGGCGAATTATTGTGTTCTTGGTGTAAGTTCAATGGACGACTATGTTGCGCTTGAAGACTGTATTTTCAGGGGTGCGGTTGACCAATCAGCTATATCAATGCTTGGTGATAATTGGTCTGTTTATAATTCAGACATATCCGGCTCTGGTGGCGGTTTTGTTTCCGGGGGTACAGACGGCATAAACAGTCATGTTGTTGGCTGCTCGATTCACGATAATACCGGCGACGGTATTCACATTGAGGCATCCGGTTCTCAAATAATCAATAATATAGTTTATGACAATACGGGAGTAGGCATCAATCTGACGACTCAGATTACCAACACAGTTGTCATGGGCAATACCTGCTATATAAATGATGGCGACAATATGAGAATTCCGGCAGACGCTTACTATGGAATCGTAATCAACAATGTGTGTGTCGGCAGCACCGGGGGGTACGGATTCAATCTTAACTCGCACCCATCCCTTGAACATATAATCTTTGGCTACAATCTTTCAGCAGGAAACAGCAGTGGACATACAGACGTTAGCGGCACTTTCGCAAACTTGGGGATAGGTGGAAATATAGCAAGTGCTCAATCAGCAGACGCAATATTTGAAACCATAACGGATGGTTCGGAAGATTTCACGCCGGAAACAGGAAGTGATTTAATTGACAATGCTCTTGATGCGGGGACCAACTAAGGAGAAGATATGGTGCCAATAGGTAGCAAACAACTCAAAAGAAAAGACTGGTTACTCTTGGCGGCGATTCTTGTATTCATCGTCTGTATGGCTGTTTTCGGTGCTATCTGTGATGCGGGAACATGGGATATTGGAGCGGTCCAATTAGAGGGAGGGGCAACTGATATTGGTGGAGTACAAGCTGCTCCGGCAGCAGCGGTACCAGGCGGTCAGGTCATAATGATACAGGTCGGGGCGATTTCTATTTTCGCTTTGGTTCTTATAAAAAGGAGATTACAATGGGATTTAACTTAGGTGGTGCAATAACGGGGGGACTGGGTGGTTTCTTAGTTGGCGGGCCGGCGGGCGCTGTAATTGGTGCGGGTCTCGGCAGCCAGGCAAAAAAAGACCAGGCGGCCAAGACCACTTTTGGAACAATACCGCAGACGGCGGAGGCGACGGAGTCGAGGAAAAGACTGTTCGAATTAGCCACCGGCGAGCCGCCGGAGGTGCCGCGTCAGAAGATAGCGCCCTTACCGCCCAGGACCGAGGAAAGAGATATAGCCAGGACCACGGCCAAAGAGCTCATTCAGCCGACGGACTTTATGAGCCTGCCCGAAGTTCAGGGGATCATACAGGAGGCGAGGGTGACCGGTGACTTATTAGCCAATAGGCTTAGCAGGATGCTGCAGGCCTCCGGCAACCTTACCTCGACTACCGGCAGGGACGTTCTGGGCCGGGCGGTGACGGACGTTCAGAAAAGTCTTGCGTCGTCGCTGGCGCCCTTTGCCTCGGAAGAAAGGGCCCGCAGGACAAGTCTTATCCCCGTACTCGAAACGTTAGGTTTGACGGAAGAGGAACGGGAGAGGGGCATAGGACAGGCGGAGTTCGATGCGGAGTTCCAGCAGGAATTTGCGGAATCGAAACAGTTAGAGACATTTATAATACCACTTCTGAAATCTATTATTGAATTGCAGCCAGGGGTACAGCCGATAATCAAAGGTGATCAGCCATCCTCAATCAGTCAATTCGCACCATTGATCGGGCCGCTATTAACGGGTATTTTGAAGAAGAGCCCCAGTGCCACCGGGGGCGGTTTTGCCGGAACAAACACGGCGGCCGGATTCAGCCGGCCAACACCACAAGGTACTTTTTTCGCATAAGGGGACATAATGGCAAGGCAAGTATTACCGACCTTAGACCTTAGAACTTCGGCAGAGAGAGAGGGTATAACCAAGACCCAGCAAACGGTACGGGCGATTGCCGGGATCTTAGAGACTGTGGGCCGGGCGGAGAAGGCACGGCGGGACTCGGAGACTTTAGACAGGGTGGCCCGTGCCCTTTCGAGCGGCGCTACTAATATCGAAGCCATCGCCGGGCAGGAACCAAGTTTCGGAGGCGGCCTGCAGGGGGTGCTCCAGAAAGTCAGTGGTGCCTTTCAACCTGAAGGTAGTATGAGAGAAAGTATTTTACAGAGTATTATCGGGCAGAAGCTGAAACAAACCTTGAATCCCCCATTATTGACCAGAGATGAAGAAAGAGAGAAGGCTTTGTTCGGAATAAGAGACCGCCCGGGCGCACCTACGGTAAAGGCGCCCACGAAACAGCAGAGCCAAAGGGACCGTGACTTAGCTACTATCGAAAATAAGAACAAAAGCGACTTCCAGAAAGACGAGGCGAGAAAAAGATTAGATAAGGACCCATCACAGCCCAGAAAGCCGGTACCATCGGGCGGGACTTACGATGAGTTTTTGAACGATGAGGACAAGGTCAAAGGTAAATTTGGCAAGGAGGCTTACGAGGCGACGCTTAAAATAGTGAAGGATGAAGCCCGCCTGCAGGGTATGGACCCGAAACAAGTCAAGCAGGACTTCGACCGATGGTGGGACGCCCGGGTGAAAGAGGAGAGAACAAGTTTTATCGGCCCGGGTATTTTCGAGAAGAATATAACTACACCCAGGGCGGAATTTCAGTCAGAAACACCGACACCCGGACTTGAACAAAACGCTCCTCGCCCGGAACTCGGACCCTTCTGGGATGATTTATCAGAAGAGGAAAAGAAAGAAATAATACAAAGGCTCGACGAGGACCCCAATAACATCAAGGCTATTTTAAGGATTTTAGAGCGTGGGTAGATTTGAGACATTAGCACCGAACAGATTTTCAAAAGAGATCCTCGAAGGTTCGAGATTCTCTCAGGAAACACTGGACATTCAAACAACTCCCGGCGATTTATTCGAGGACCTTGTCCCACCTGACATTCCAGAGATAGCCGATCCGCAGGATATTGGTCCTACTGCTTTCAGCCCCAAAGTTGAGACCGTACAACGTCCCCGATGGGACGAATTTGTCGATGCAACTGCAAGAGGCGTTGCAAGGGTTGGCTCTGCGGGTTTGTTAGCCGGAGCAGGATTGGCGGAGCCGAAGTTTCGTATGATTGGATTTAGGAAAGTGCCTATAACTCCTCCTCAAAAACGGGCCTTTCAAGCAAGTTCTGCTAAATTGAGAAAGGGGTCGGATTTCTTGTGGAATTTGTCTCAGAACCCAGGCATCGCCGCTCAAAATAAAGACATCGCAAGTAAGGCACTTAATCTCATCGGAGAGACTATACCCTATATCACGGCAACAACGGCGGCTTTCATAACTGCTGGTCCGGTTGGTGCATTTACAGTTGGGAGTCTCGTAGAGGGTAATAGCGCTTACAGGGTGGCACTTGACTCAGGGGTCGATGAAAACAAAGCTAAGAATATTGGAATTGGCGTTGGTGTTATCAGTGGTGCCGTTGAAGCCTTTGGCGGAAGATTTGCCGAGCAACTTGCCTTAAAAGCAATTTCAAAATTTAAGAATAAGGCCGTTAAAGCTGGGGCGGTTTTTGGCATAGGAACCATTGTCGAAGCGTTAGAGGAAGGTGCCCAGGAAGTCGCTCAGATTGTGGGCGAAGAAACCTACCGTGACGTTGACTGGAATGAAAGAACAACGAGAATTCTTAGTTCTATGGCCGGCGGTGGTTTTCTTGGCGGTGTTATGCGTGGTGGTAGCGTAGCAGCAAGGGGAATAATTGGTACTGCTGAAAAGACTGTAATTGCCGAGCAGCCTACAGCCAAAGTAACACCACAAAAGAGAGATCAGGCCATAGACTTTGTTAGAAACGCACTCCGTCAGGAAAAGTTCGCGGCCTTAGATGAGAAGACCCGGGCGGAGATAGGCCAAAGGATGCTGGCCGAGCAGGGTGTGGATGTGGAGCTGGAAGAATTGGCCGAAACACCCGCCACAGCACCATCGGAGGTATTAGAGACATCTGAACAGTTGTCTGATAGGCTTGAAGAACAATATGGCAATAACGTTATTGGGGTAGACCATGCTTTGCTGTTCGGAAAAACGGACAAAAAATTCAATGAAATAGTAGGCAGGCTCTCTAAGTTATTCGATGCCGACAAGGCTAAATCACAAGAATACGAAAACCTTCTAATACAAAAACTGAAAATAATTGAGCAATACTTAGATAAAGCCGAAACACCCGCCACAGTAGGGCGCCAAGCCCCAGAAACACCCATACAGACGATATTACCCTCAGAAGTGGCAGGAATACCCCAGATAGCCCCCACCCCCAAGCTCCCCGCCAGAGACAAGCGGGGGCAAGCTCCGGCGGTAGAGGAGTTTCAGAAAACCCCGACGAATAAACAGGCCGCCGACCTCGGTTTTACAAAAGCAGATCAGGCGGTGATTGCATATATAGAGAGTCGCGGCGCGCAGGTTAATATCAGTGGCGTTCCATTAGAGGAATGGTTCACGTATCGAACTCCGGAAGGATTGTTAATACAATCAGACGCTGAAATTATAGGAAAAGGTGGATATCCCGAACTTCGTGCATTGGCCGAAAAATGGTTGAGTTCACGTGAAGCCCCCGCGGCGCCCGAGAAGAGGACAGTTGCCGAGATACAGGCGGAGATTGACAGTTTACTCAAAGACAACAAGGACCCGCCGACTGAGCTGTTAGCGGAGTTCAATGCCGCGGTCAAGGAAGCCAAGCTGGAAAAACCGATAACGGGAAAAGTGATAACGGTAGAAAAGACCAGTGAGGTCAAAACAAAAATTCCCAAGGCCCCTAAAGAGCCGGTTACTGAGAACCCCACGATTCCACTTAAAGGTAAAGAGGCCCAGGTGTTCCGGGAAGAGGTCAGGACCCAGGAAAAAATAACGGAGGCGGAGTCGGGAGAGGTGGGAATTGAGCCGGCGGGCGCTTCCCTTACCGATCATATCGATACCTTTCATACTTACCAGCTGCCTTCAACCTCAAAGATCCCGCAGATTACAAAACAAATGAAGCGGGTCAACGGATTGCGGTTAGCGGGCAAGCTCACACCACAAGAGGCCAATAGAAAAATTTACAACCTTCGCAAAGATGTGGTGCAGGCTGCCATCAAAGAAAAGATTGCCCTGCGGGTATCGAAGAAAGGCAAAGTGAAAATAGCTTTGAGACAATCGGGGGTGTTCGTTCCCGAGGAAGTGGCCACTTACAAAAAGTACAAAGACATCGAGCCTATATTAGGCGGGGGCCAGGACATTACCAGGGCAATTCAGCAGATGGACGGCTCTCTTTCTATAAAAGAGAAATTAAAAGCAAAGGGCCAGGCGGGGCCGATAGAGCGATTTGTACTGTGGCGGACCCGTAAAATGAGCTTGCAAAAACTAAATTGGCTGAAAGAAAAAACAATCGAGATCCGGGGTATCCTGTCCGCGGCCAAAGGGTCTATAAAGGACAAAGAGATCAATATTATCCTTGAGCAGATAGGCAGCGCTGACCGTGACCTTCCGGTTAAAGATGTTCTCGACAAAAAGACTAAGATGAGCAAGGAATCCATCGAGGCGGCCCGGGAGTTAAGGCAATTTTACGATGACTTGATCGAGGAGCAAAACGCCGCCAGGCTGATGAGGGGTCAGAGCGAAATACTTTATCGGCAGAAATATTCACCCAACATTCTCAGGGACACGACGGTATGGGAACAAGTGTTTTTGCGGGACAAGACGGCGAAAATCTTAGAAAGAGGGGACCTGCCCGATTACATAAAGCCTAACGCCCCTTTTAACCCGAGAGCACAGGCCAGAGAAGCCAAGATACCTTATGACAAGAGGGTATTAAGCGCCCGGGAATTAGCGGAAAGTTATATAATAACGGCCTCTAAGGACATTTTTAACACGTCAATCATTCAGAACAACAAAGCATTTATTGATCAGTTAAAAGGGCAGGGCCTTGAAAAGTCCGCAGAGTATCTGGCAGAATGGACGGCGACATCGTATGCGGGGATAAAACCAAGGTTGGACCGGGCCGTTAAGCTGCCTAAGTGGGCGGCGGGTGGTCTGCGATATTTTAACAGGCTTAGAAATCTGGCGGTGTTTCCTCTCAACGTAGCGTGGTCGCTGAGTACCCAGCCGTTATCTTTATCGAATACCATCGGGCGTTACGGGCTGCCAAATACGGTCAGGGGATTTTCCCAATGGCTAAAACCCTCGATTAGAAAACAGGCGGCCCAGGATTACTTTTCATTTATTGTCAAGACCACCAAGCGGGGCGGAGTTACCAAGCAGGATGCCTCTAATCTTTTGGGTGAAAATATCAAAACCCGGAAAACGGTCGGGGAATTTGTAGAAAACTTTACAACAATTCTTCTGACCGAGATGGAAAAACTGCTAACGGGAGCGTCGATAAGGGCCGCCCATGTAACAGGGTTAAAACGGGGACTAAAGGGTGAAGCCTTGAAACAGTTTGCTTCTGACGGCGGGGGGAAAACGCAGAGCATGTACAACGACGAAGACAAGCCGATGATATTAAGATCGCTTTTAGTCAAATCAGGGGCGCCATATCAGACCTACGCTTTCGAAGTGGCCAACACTTTCAGGGAATGGGCGGGCAGAACAGGTACTCCGCCGGACACTAAATTATACGCCCTGTGGTCATTAACCCGTTGGCTTGCGGCGTTAATTGTATTAAAAATGATGGGAAATTCAGTAAGAGGAAGGGAATGGTCCTGGTGGGACCTGATCCCCCTGCCATTCAGCGAATTTTGGCTGACACCGATTGCCCGCAAATTAACGGGCGAATTCGTACCGGGCTCAGCGGGACTGCCGGCACCGGTAGAAACCGCAACAAGAGTGGCAGCGGGGATAAATGATGTATTAGAGGAGGGGAATTGGCGAAAGCTCAGAAATGAAATGTTAAAGTACGGCCCGGGGGTGTTTCGTATTCCAGGCGGAGTTCAATGGGCGCGGATGGTCGATGCCATAATAGTTTATTCGAGTGGCGGGTTGACAGACAGAAAAGGGAAGGTAATGTTTGAAATGAAGGACCCGGAAGATTTGGCAAGGGCCATATTTACAGGGGTCTGGTCAACGGAAGGCGGTAAGGAAAAACTGGAACCAACGAAGAAAGAGTCCAGGAAATTCAAATTTGGTGAAAGATGAAAATCAACGGGACATGGAAAACGATAGGGGTTATCATAAGTGTTATGGTAGCGGTTGGCAGTATTGTCTGGTCAGTAGCTATTCGCAGTGATAACCTCGATGACCTAATTAAGGACGTGGCCGAGCATGAAGAAAAATATGAGAAAGTCGAGGTCAGGGTGAATACGGTCGAGAAGGCGGTAATCAAGATAGAGACCAACCAGGAGCACATGATGAAAAAGCAGGAAGAGATCCTCTATGAGATCAGAAAATAACACAAACATCGCCCATATAAATAGTATCGAGGGGTTATTGTCCCAGGTGAACGAACATCTGGACCAGATCGAACCTGAAAATCCGAAGCAGCAGGCACAAAAGAGTATGGCGATTGAAGAAATCGACGTGTTTCAAAAAACGACGTTATTCGATATGAGAACATTATTTGAATAAGGAGAATGAATCATGATTTGGTTAAAGACACATATCGTTGAGATTTTTGCTGTTATCGGTGCCTTATATTCTATTGCAAGGGTTGTTGTAGCACTTACCCCCACGCCGAAAGATAACATCGCCTTAGAAAAAATAGGTGTGCAACTGAGGGCAATCGCGAGAGTATTTGGCCTGGACCTCACACAGGGGATTTCCAAGCCCAAAAAATAATTTTATTTAAGGAGAACTGCGATGTATCGAAGAATTCTGATTGTTATTGTTTTATTGTGCCTGTTGACAGGGTGCTCGGATGTGCAGATGGCGCCGCCCTATGAACAGGCGGTCAAGGCCTCGGCGATTAGGGTGGCTGAACTGAATAAGCGGTGCCAGGCTGGGGACGAAGTCGCTTGCAAAGAGGGCATGGCTGTGGCCTCGGAGACCTTAGACCTCATAGTTGAGGCCCTGGAGGGACGCTATGACCATTGAAGAATTGATTAAAAAACTGCCGCAAGAATATCAGGAGATAGCGTACAGGTACACAGCGATTCTTTTAGATGAGGCCTTCGATGACCTGCAGGGCTGGATTGAGTTGATAGCAAAAGGTAAATGGCAGGATGCGTACCGGCGTATTATCGAAAAGATGCCGACCAATGAGGTCATTGCCGATGAACAGAGAGGCCATGAGATTCTGAAAAGACTCAATAAAAACAACGCCGAGAGGATAGGTGCCCAGTTCGCGATAATCGAGCAGATACTATTAACCAGTATGCTTATGCTCCGTAAAGAGATCGAGACGTAGGATTTCTCCTAAGAAGCGGCTGGATTGCAACCTTCGTCCGGCCGTTTTTTTAATTTTTCCCCTTCTGTAAACCCCCAAGAAGACAACACTTACGAGGTTGTCTGAATAACTAAATGTCCAAACGGGAGATTTCCCTTGTGTTTTTGGCCGAAATAGTCGAAAATACTTTCAGTATGAAAGCGCTTAAAACCATAATCAATTCAACAACAAGAAGCTCCGGCACTTTCCCTCCAAGCTTTAAGCGGCTTTCATATCGTGCCGGGGTTTTTATTTTAAAGGGCAGGTGTTAAAATGGAAACTAAATTCGAACCAGTAATTCTGAAAAAATATGGAGGTGATTGGTTGCCTCTTGCATCTCCCACAAGCGACTTGGGTTTAGCCAAGAGTATTGCAATGGCCCCGATTATCAATGGCGATAAATGTATAGCTTGTGGCGTAATGGACTTATCGCCAATGTCGGATGAGGAAAAAGTTATTGATTGTCGTATAGGCGGGATGTATTACGTTTATGAGGTAAACTCGATGGGGTGGGGATTTCAAGACGGCAACACAATGGAAAGATATTACAAATCCAACAGTCAGCAAAAAATCGCCGTATAAAGATAAATAGATTCGGGGCAACCCGGTCAGCTTTCCGGCCATCGCCACGGACGGCGAATGGCCGAGGCTTTAGGAGAAAAAAAATGAAAAAGAGTCTTGTAATTTTGGCGGTTATTTTGTGTACCGGTTGTGGAGAAATGACGCCACAACAAAGGCAGGTCTGGGGTGACGCCTTTCAGAATATGTCACAAATGCAGCATGAGCAAAATATGGCACAGTGGCGGTATAGCCAACCCCAGATCATCCATCGGAACAACTCTACATATTGGCAAGAGGCAAACGCCCGGCGTCAAATGTATGAGAGAAAATAAAAACGCCCGGCGAATGGCAGAGGCTTAGGAGAAAAATGATCGGATACATATTCTGTTTTATACTCGGTTGTTTTGTTGTGATGTTAGTGATGTGTTTGTGCGTAATTTGCAGGGACCGCAAAGCAATAAAGGAAATGGATGACTGCGAAGAGGATTCTTTGTAGATGAATGACATACAAAATAACCCTAAGAGAAGGGGGGCGGGTAAGGATAGGCCGTTATACGCCCCCCAGAGAATGTAATGGATGAAGAAGAACGTAAAATGGTAGCTATCGGTGCCCAGTTGGAAGGGCTGAGTGTATCAACAAAAAACATTGGCAAGAAGATCGTGGTATCCGAGATGGAGCTCATAATACTTTGTAGTTTCGCCAAACTTGGTTTTTTATCTGATATGTCAGAACATGAGGATGAAGTTGGCCTTGCATGCAAGGACGAAAAAGATAATTTAATAAAGGCAATTCGTGAAGCATTTTCAGATGAAGAAGTTGATGGTATGAACAGGCTTTCCCAGGGATTAGTCGCAATTCTGACGTCGGAAAGATATGAAAAATATGTTTTGGTAACTGAGTAGCTCTTTTACAAGTTCATTTTACGGATGGTGGCGGCTTTAAGTAGCCCTCGCGCCTTAGCGAGCGGTCGAATACGACAAGAGAACGATATGTGGTAGTCGGCGATGGCCTCGTACTCACCCCGCTCAAATGGTGCAGGAAATAATCAATGCGGAGGCGCACTCCTGTCCGCCATCCACCTACACACCCCGAGCCTGCCGTTCCTCCGAAAAACACTACGGTTTTTCACAGTATCTGGCTTTTCATAAGAACGAAGACGCCCCCCGCGGCAGGCCCATTTTTAAGATTATGAAAACAAAAACAGAATATCCGGCCATCTCTCATATCGAAGAGTTGGCGAAACTGACAGCGGAACTGCGAAAGAAGGTTCAGCAGACACCGACTTCATTAGCCAATTCCGACCAGTTAAAACAGATCACGAACGTGGAAAACTCAATATTGAGGTTCCAGCGCGACCTCTGGGAACTTGCCCAGGCGGTCGGCATAAAAACAGGAAAGGAGTTCTGGTGGCCACAATGAAAATAATATTCTGGATTTTTATATCGTTGATGTCCCCCAAGATGGGACTGGAAGAAATTGGAGAATTACATCTTTAAGGAGAAATATCATGGACGAAGCATGTGTACCCCAAACTGGTGGCGAACCCGAAACCGAATATCCGACGAACTTCAAAGCAAGCTGCTCTATCATCAGAGGAGCGATTGAAGCGGTAAAAGTGAGCACCCTTGAACTCAAATGCCACCGTGAATTTAGCGAACGGGAGGGTCCCGTTGGTCGGCATGGTGAAATGCAGGCAAACATTCAACTTGCGTACCGGCACCTTGAGGATGCTCGTATGCGTCTGGGTAAAGCTATCCAGGCCTACGATGGCGGCCAATCCTGCTATAAAGACTGATAAATAGAAAGGTGTCAGGTGACACCCTCCCCCGGCCGGCGGTGGGGAAACTAACTTGATGTTCAGCACCGAAAACTCCGGCGACATAAGATTAACTCCGAGGACCTTAGGGCGGTGGGATGGTAAACCGCCCACTATTGAAAAGGAGAAAAATTATGGATTATGCAACCGACACGGACATAGAAGAGGCAATAAAAAGCGAAACGGGGGTCCAACCAGAGGTATTAAATAAGCCGGCAGAAGCACTAATAGAAAAAGATTTTTATGAAATGCAAGCCACCTGTATAAATTGTGGTTATACCTTCATCGCTAAGATTAAGAAGGGAATGAGCGTAGAGGATCATCAGGAGGTATGTTTTTATTGTGGGAAAAAGAGCTATCTTCACAAAATAGCATTTAGATATGAAAGAGTCAGGTGACTCATCAACGCACTGGTATTACTGACGATTTTGATTAAATCATGAAACCATTAACAAACGAACAGATATGGGGAATACCGGATGAAGAGCAGCCGGAAGATACAAAGGACTATTTTGAGACGAAAGAGGAAATCGACCAGCGCCATCCACAAGCTACAGGACCAGGCGACCAGGCTGAGGGCTAAGATATTTCGCTTCCTGCCCTGTGCGGTGTGCCTGTCTTTTAATAAGAAGAATTACGAGACGGTCCCGGCCCATCTCTTGAATTCGGGCAGTTACGGCTCCAAGAAGTGGGACATGTGGAATTTACTGCCGTTATGCTCTGAGCACCACACCAACGGCACGGAGATATCGAGCCATGCCCCCGGCGGTGATACGGGGGTAATTAAGAACTTTGTAGCCTGGCTGAAAAATACATTACCGAGGCACTATAATTGGTATGTGATAAACAAAGATGACCGGGCTCCGCACAAACTGTCGTTAGGCGATATGGGCGAGATATGCGGCGGTCTTCAATACTACGCTGATTACCCGGGAAAGGCGGAGGGACTGATTTACGAGAAAGCATGAAAGCCATAGATCAGAAAATCGCACGGTTGGAAGAGCAGTCGCACCGTCATTGGTTGCGATGGCAGAAGTTCGGCGGCTTTTGCAATCTATACTATTATAAGGAAGCCAACATAAAAATACGTAAGCTAAAAGGACTGTATGAAAAAACATAAATTGGTCATTTTGTTAATTATTGTTTTGGCGGTCCTTGCGGCCGCGGGCTGGTTTTTTAGTCTTTATTGAGAAGGTAAATGGATTTACCGGATGTTTAGCATCCGCATAGTGGAATAACAATGGTAAAAGGATTTACACACGAATCGACTTATAACGAATCGGTTGAGTGGTACACACCGAGAGAGGTATTTAAGGCTTTGGGTATAGAGTTTGATATTGATCCTTGCAGTCCGGGTTCAGAGATAGTTCCCTGGGTGCCCGCCACAAAGCATTACACATACTTAGATGATGGTCTTAGTTTTGATTGGGACGGCCGGGTGTGGATGAATCCCCCATACGGCGGTGAGACGAAAAAATGGCTTAAGCACTTATCAATATCTGGTAACGGGATAGCTCTCATATTTGCCCGGACCGATACGAAGTGGTTTCACGAATATGTTCCGGATGCCGATGCGGTGTGTTTTATTAAGGGTAGGGTCCAGTTTATAAAATGCTGCGTAGCGGGCAGATATGCTAGGGGTCAGTACAATCCCAAGACCGATTATTTCGTGGATCCGATAGATGGTAAAAGGAAGAAGGGTGGATGTGGTTCGGCCTCAATGCTGATAGCTTACGGAAAGGAAAATGCAGAGGTTTTGTATCGTTGTAATCTGGGTTTAACAATGAACCCCCACCAAGCCCCCGCGGCGAGCGGAGTAAGATGTGGATAATACCGAAGAATTTAGAGGTATCAGCCTGTGTTCGGGATACGCTGGGCTCGAAATGGGAGTCAAGCGAGCTGTCCCTGCTCTTAGAACGGTCTGTTATGTGGAGATCGAAGCCTTCGCTTGCGCGAACCTGGTTAGTAAGATTGAGGCGGGTCTCCTGGATGCGGCCCCTATTTGGACGGATATTAAGACCTTCGATGGCCGGCCATTTCGTAACAGGGTACACATCATCACTGCCGGTTATCCCTGCCAGGGGGAGAGCGTTGCCGGCAAGCGGCTCAAAGAAAGAGACCCTCGATGGCTTTGGCCGCATATTGAAAGAATCATCGAGGCAGTTAAGCCTGTTTGGTGCTTCTTCGAAAACGTCTCAGGACACCTTAGCGGTGGATACCCCACAGTTTATAGAGGCCTACGCAATTTGGGTTACAAAGTTGAGGCTGGACTGTTTACAGCGGCAGAGATCGGCGCGCCTCACAAGAGAGAGAGGGTGTATGTCCTGGCCCGGGCCATCAGTTATGGACGCTGCGGGATTTTGCGGCAAGCCGGACAAGGGCAGGATGGGCCCCAACAGCGGAAGGACCTTAACAGGCAAGGCGTTGGAGATGGAAGGGAAAGGGCCCCATGCGAATTGGCCAACACCAAATGTTCCGAACAGGGGCAAGGAACTATCAAAGAAACACAGGCCGAAATCAGGCGGGATAGATTTGCAATCGAAGGTATGGGCAACACCAAACACGCGGGACCACAAAGGACGGGACCTGGAATCTCGGCAGGGGTCGGCGAGTTTGCCTGGCCAGCTCCTCCAGGATGGCCCCAGTATGAATGGGAAGAGCCGAGGGTTGTGGCCTACAACAAGCGTAAGCGATGCAGAGGGCGGACCCAAGAAACTACCGAATCCGACAACAAGGATAAGCAAAACAACAGGGACAAGGTGGGGCGCAAAACTGATGGATGTCGCAGCGTACCCACAAGCAAAGGGCATGTTAAATCCCGACTGGGAAGAGCAGTTAATGGGACTAACTGTAGGGTGGACAGACTTAGACTCTTAGGCAACGGAGTTGTACCGCAGCAGGCGGAATTAGCGTTTAGGGTGCTAACCAGCACTTTTGCATCCAAAGAAAAGGCCGCAAAGCGGACTAACCGCAAGGAATGAAATGACGCAGCGGGACAATTTAACACTTGTACAGGGATTAGAGCCGGGGGATCCGAGGCTCGATCTTCGAATGCGAATTGGGGCCGTTGTCCCATACTATGGTGGTAAGCGGAACCTTGCCTTTAAGATTATCGAGGTAATGGGTCCGCACAAGGTTTACTGGGAGCCTTTTTGCGGCTCAATGGCGGTCCTGATGGTCAAACCCCCCTGCGTGATGGAGACCGTGAACGATTTGCACGGGGATCTGATTAACCTGGCCAAAGTCATTCAGGACAAAGAGATGGGATTTGAGTTATACGACAAGTTGAGCCGGACATGCTATGCCGAGCAGTTTTTCCGCGAGGCGAAAGAGCGATGGATGTTCCGGCCTAAAGAGGCCTATAAAATGCCGGACCCAGACAGGGCCTACGACTACTTTGTTGTTTCCTGGATGGGCCTGAACGGTGTATCGGGGACTGCAAGGTGCAATTATCAATTCGCATTAAGATGGTGCCGGGGCGGCGGTCATTGCGCCCGCAGATGGAGTTCTGTAATAGAGTCAATGCCGGCCTGGCATAAAAGACTTGCACAAGTAGTTATCCTGCAGAGGGACGCCTTCGACATTATAGAGAATATAAAAGATGACGGAGACACGGTCATTTATTGCGATCCGCCTTATTTCGACAAGAGCGATAAATACGTTCATGACTTCACCCCGGCGGACCATGCACAGCTCTCAGTTTCGTTAGAGCGGTTCACCAAGACAAAGGTCATTGTCAGCTACTATGATGACCACAGGCTGGATGTTTTGTACGAGGGGTTCAAGAAGATTAAACTTGGAGCCAACTACGCATCTTTGAGAAACGCCACACGAGGGCCGAAGAAGAAACCCCACAAAAAACAGGTTGAAATACTGTTAGTCAAGAATTTAGAAGAAGGACTATTTAACTCCGCTCATGCGCCGCGGGGGCTTTGAAATGGGTTCGTTAATTACAAGAGGTTTTAAGGATACATCTTTGTTGAGTGCCGCCGGTCGTCAGCGGGCGAAAGAATATCTTATATCGGTAGGGTACCGGGAAGAACAGTTGCAACCGATCGTATGGCCGGAAGATGCGGTCTCTGCTTATCGGGACCACATGGGTCAACCGTGGAAGTTTACTACAAAGGCGGACATTCTGCGGGGGAAACGTGAACGCATGGAGCAAAATCTGCGGCGGAAGCGTGAATATGGCATTATTCATCGAAGGCCGTTATACGTCTGGGTCTTTTGGTGTCCCGGTGTCGGTATTTTTTTCCGGGGTTGGTGGATAGCTCTTATTGGCAGGGGTTATGAACGTTGCAGATATCTGGAACGCGATAAGATAAAAATTTCAAGCCTGATGAAACTGTTCCCACTTGTTGAACCGACTTTGTATGGCCCGCCGGACATCAGAGAATGGAAAAGGGAATTTGTCAAGCGTTACCAGAGAGGTACCTGGTGCGGCAAGCCGCAGGGCAAGGCGCCTATATGGGCGGAAGTACAAGGAAGCAGTATCGAAAGAATATTAGGCCGGGCCGAATGGCCCAATAAAACCGCATAGCGGAGTCATGAAATGAAGGAGCAAAAGACATTATTCGATACAGCCGGCGCGCCGGAAACTGTTGATTGTCCAAGATGTGGTCAGCGCTGCAGGGTGGACCTACTGCCAGGCTCGAAAGCAAAAATGCTGCGACGGTCGAAAAAAGGTCTATGCGCCAACTGTGCGGTCCACGACTGGCTAAGGAATACATATCCACCGAACATTATTCTGGCCCAGTCGGGGCCGAAGGTTTTGCTGTTCGAGCACATTCAAACTCAGTTCGCGGAGATTATGAAGATGGGCTTTGCCGATGCCAAACCTGATGAGATTGACTGGCAAAAGATAGTTGATAACTGGGAGCTGCCGTTTAAGAACAAAGTAAAGGCCACGGGGATGAACCCAGCATCGCAGGATGTCCTGGATATGGAGCCGGAAATGCAGGCCCATGAAGAAAATTATTTTAGAGAAGAGATGATTGCAAAAGAAGAAGGATTTGGGAGCTTGCGCGAGAAGCGTCAAGCTGAGCGGGACAGAATAATTAAAGAGGAATTTTTGCCGTTATTGTGAAAGATGCACCAGGATGAATAAGAAGTTAGCGGAACGCCTCAATATATCAGAATCGAGACGACTATTGCCCCTGGGATTTACAGAATTAAATAAAAACGACATTGACTATCACAGATGGCATATCGAAACAGTTTACTGCGAGCTGCTGCACGAAGTAAGCGTGATAGATGAATGCTGCCGGAGATTCGAAGAAACGTTCAAACGGAGAGATTATTATATGGTTAGATTAACATGAAACAATTTGAAAATGATGGAGCAAGGTATCGAGGGGCCATGGGCGGTGTTATCTGGACGCCAGAGCTGGCCGACGAAGTATTTAAGACTTGGGATTATGGTCATGCCTTTGCATATCTATTCCGCAGGTTTGGTCCAGCACATAGAGGATGCGACCCGCACAAAGACTTATCATCTTACTGGCTGACTACCGGGATGAAGGGTGTTTTGCTGACTGTAAGACCAGCTCATTCGGCGGGAACATCATTTGGTTATCTTCTTACGAATCAAATTGGGCGGAAATTATGGTTAGAGTATACGCACTCTACGTGGATGGAAGGGAAAGGCAAGGATGTTAGGTCGCCACGAAGGAGCCGAATAGAGCGAGCATTAAAACAGGCAATGGAAGAACTAAAACGACCGACAAATGTCCATGATTGGCTTATCAATATACAGGGGGACGTTGAGGACTATGCGGATAATTGCGTTGAGCCGAGTAATTTGTCGGGATATGGGACATCAAGAGATTACTTCGATAAATTTAACCCCGCGTAGCGGAGATTAGTCACGGATGATAAAGGCATATAGGATAGTAAACTGGAAGCTGTTATACGAGGTAACGGGCCGGGGCAAGAAGGCCACGGAGGATACGAAGCTCGAGGACCTGCGTAAATCGAAGCTGCCATACGTCAGATGGGCCGTACACGGCCATTCTTTAGGCCCCACGTACCGCAAGATGGTCAAAAAGGCCTGGGGGGTGGGTATTCTAATGGAGATGGCCTGTATGGGGCTGTTCGGCAAGCTACTGGAACTGGCGGCGGATCAGGAGCCCAAGTACCGAGGCTGGATATTAGATGAGAAGCAGCGGCCCATCAACGCCCCGCAGATAGCGGATCTTCTCGATATTCAGGATGATGGCACTACGGAGAAACTCATTGAGGTTCTGTGCCATGAGGAGATAAACTGGGTAGAGCTGGTGGAGTTCCCCCTACAAGTGGGGGCGGGAGGGGGAGAGATGGGGGCGAGTGGGGGGCGCTTAGGGGGGGAAGATGAGGAACCCTTATATAAGGAAACCGAAGCCGTAGAAGCTACGGCAAGTTTAAACGAAACCGAAAGGGACACCCCTGTGGATCAGGGCGAGTTGAGGGCGTTATCTCCAGCCCCCTGCCCGCCTTCTATGGTTACGGGTACGGTTTCGGAGGTTTCGGCTTCGGATTCGGTTTCGGCGGCGGGCAGGGGGCTGGAGATAAAAAAAAGGCGGGCCCTGGCGGTCTTAGAGCTGAGTAGGATCATCCCGGCACGCAACTCATCCGACAGAACCACATTTAGTGACATATTTGACCAACTCGCGGAGAGGATGGTTTACGATACTAATGAGCCGTTGTTTGATAAGGCCATCGAAAAGGCCAGGGGATGTCGTCAGGTGGGAAGAGTGCCGGCGTCGATTTTCGTGGCGGCCATGAAGAAATCACCATTTTGTTACGTGCCCAAAGGGACATCAATTATCCGAGGGCAAACAGATAAATATCATCGTTAAGGAAAGTTAAATGAATTGTAATTTTGTATTCAGGCCGATTGATAACTGGCCGGGCGAACGAAATAGAAGGCCCAGATCGTCGGCGTTCAGAACAAAATACAACCAGACGCTTGAACTGCTGGACAAAGAGCTGCTTATGCTGGGCGTTCGGCAGGTGGTGATCCAAATCGACCTGCCGGAATCGAAGATACGGTTCGACGGTTTGCCGCGAAGCGGGGCCCGGCCGGATTATCAGGGTGTGATTTTGAGATTCGAGTCGAAGTATGGGCATCTGCGGTATGCAACGGATGTGTTCGATTTCTGGCAGGACAATCTTAGAGCAATAGCCCTGGGCCTGGAGGCGTTGCGGAAAGTTGACCGTTACGGTATCACAAAAAGGGGTGAACAATATACCGGCTGGAAACAACTGCCGGCGGCGGGGGTCGGTGACATCCATGCAGCGGCGGCGTTCCTTGCAAGATACAGTAATCTGACCCCGTTAGATATTCTCAAAGATAAAGAAGTTTATCGCCAGGCGTACCGAGCATCGGCGCTTAAATTGCACCCGGACAAAGGCGGCAACGTTGAGAACTTTACGTTATTACAGAAAATTAAAAAACTATTCGAGAACCATTTCAATTAGGAGAAAAGTCATGGCAAAGAACAAAGATTTAATTCAAAAGACCCATGAACCGCACGTTTTACCGTGCAAGCTAACTGAGAGGGACAGGGCGGATGCGGCGGACAAGTTAGCAACGGCCCTCCAGAGGGTCGAGTCTCTAACGCTGGAAAAGAAGGCCAAGGTTGCAGAGTTTAAGGGGATGATAGACAATCAGGCCGAGCGGATCCACAGCCTGACCATAGAGGTCAAAGACGGCATCGCCCAACGCACCATTGAGTGCGAACTGCTGTTGAACTACTCGAAGTTGACGGCGACTTTGGTTCGGCTCGATATTGGGGACATCGTTGAAGAGCGGGAAATGACCCACTATGAAAAACAGATGAAATTCGAGTTCGAGAAAAAAGGCAAGTCCATGAAGGGTAAAGTTGAGGCCGAAGAGGCCGAGCACGATAAGGGGGAAAAATGAGAGAAGGTATAGTTATTACTGACTGGGTCATGTTGGGTGCTTTTTTGCTTTGGGCCCTTTTGATATATTTTATAGGCAGGGGTAAACTCGCATACAAAGAAGATGAAATCAAAAAGCTTGAAGCAGAACTTGAGAAACCACCAGAAGATATTCTTATCTGTAAATGTGGCTGGTGGGGGAAAATGGAACAACAAGATGCTTTAGGTTCTGAGTGTGGTTGCTGTCCAGATTGTGGCAATGAAGCATTAGTTTGGTTGAGCAAATTACAGGGGCGATTCAAAGAGCTTGGGATTGCAAACAAACAACTTCTTGAGCTTTCTGAAAGTCTTGACGAACACCCAGAGGGATATGAGGGCCCTTGTTTATGTAAACTATGCCGAAGTTATGGATAAGCGGTCCCTGAAAGGTTAATTATGATTTATCACAGAGTAGCGATCGAAGTGCGTTCCGGGATATGGCTGTTGTTTTTAGAGACGGAGTTCAAGAACGGATACAAACAAGAGCTTGTGCGAATATTCGGCCACCGCATAAGAATCGAAATCAGGTTTATGACCGCGGAAAAAGCAGGGATGTTGATGATAGCAGACCGGCACATAGAAACACCCCTGATAATCAGGGACGATTTCTACAAAAACCAAGTGACCAGATCGGCCACTAAGGTGATTAAAAAACAACTTTATATATATTGCTGGGGCAACAATGAAAAGCGGGAAGCCATGAAGGGCAGGACCTGCCGGGTGCTCAGCCGGGGCAAAAAGAACAGTTGCGCCGTTGAGTTTATCGATAACGGCCAAACGGAAATTGTGAGCAGGAACGCATTGAGGAAAGTATGATATGAGCGAGTGGAAAAAAGAATTTCAATATTTGTTAGACAGAAAGATATTATCAAGAGACGAGTTGGCTTATCTATTTGGGCAAATCAACTCAATTATAGAGGCTGAACTTAAACAACATCGCTGGATCCCCGTAAGCGAGAGATTGCCGGAGCAAAAGAATTCATATTGCTCAGCCTGGGTTGTGGCCAGAGACAAAAGAACCTGGACAATAGCCCAATACAATTATGAGTATGCACGCTGGGAAAAAGACCATTCGCCATACGACTTAAGTATGGAAGCAATCACCCACTGGAAGCCAATAATTTTACCCTGAAAGATAAATTATGAAACAGCCTTGCGAAGCAAATCAAAAGAGATCGAGAGCGAAGCGAACGGGTACCCGTGAATGGGCCACCGACACCGTGAATATTCAGATGGGCTGTGAGCACGGATGCTTGTATTGTTATGCCAGGGACATGATGGTACGGCGGTACAAAAAATGTACGAATTGGCTGGAGCCGGTCATCAATCAAAGAAAAGTCGATTTGGATTACCCAAAGTACAAGGGCGTTGTGATGTTCCCATCGACCCATGACATTACAGAAAAGAATATTTCGGAGTGCCTGTGTGTTATCAATAAACTCTTAGAGGCCGGCAACCAGGTTTTGATAGTAAGTAAACCGCAGCTGAAATGTATATCCCTGATCTGCGAGTCGATAAAAACCAACCATCCGGACAAATTCAAATCGAAGGTGACATTTAGATTCACGATCGGTTCGACCAGTGGTATGATCCTCAAGTTCTGGGAGCCCGGGGCCCCGGACTTCCTGGAGCGGTGGGAAAGTTTGAAATATGCGTACCATGCCGGCTTTAATACCAGCGTTTCATGCGAACCATACCTCGACCAGTGGCCGAACTACGTTTACGAGGCGACCGAAGAGTATGTAACCGACAAGATATGGGTGGGAATGTTGAGAGACTTCAATAACCGGGTGGTACTGGATGGGGTGACGCCGCGGCAGGAAGCGAGGTACGTAAAGCCGTTGAAGGCCCTGCAGAACCCGATGATCGTTAAGGCGATGTATCAAACAATGAAAGAACTTCCGAAGATCATTTGGAAGGATTCGATAAGAAATATAATCACGAAAGGAGTCATAAAATGACAGCGAAATATTGGACAAAGGACGGTGTGGTCATGTGCAGGTTATCGACAAAAACAGTATTTGTTTTTGAAAACCTGGACACCGGCGAGAAAGTTTTCCTCGATAATATGGCTGATGTTATAGAGACCGGATTCAAGCCGGTGGTCATGCCGACGATCAAGGCAAAGGGCAAAAAGAAAACAATATATCAGAAGCGAGCAGGCCAGCTCAAAGAGCCGAAGGTCAAAAAGCCAAAAGTCAAAACAGTGAAATCCGTTGGGAAGTCCGGGAGTGAATACAAAGGGGTCAAGCGTGAGGGAAAGAAGTTCTCAGGCTCCTACTGGGATGGAAAAAACAAGAAGGCCGTGTATCTGGGAATGTTCGAGAGTGAGCTGTTGGCCGCGGCCGCCGTACAGAAGAAGCTGGGCAACTACGGAGATGCCAGGCGACTTGAAAACGAACATCAAGAAGGCGATCCAGCCAAGCAGCCAATGGAAGAATGAAGCCCTTGCGGGGCCAAAGGAGGTGATGCCTAATGACTCCAGAATAGCAGGTTGTAAAAGTTGTGAAACATTACGTTTGAAAGTATGGATTTGCCCCCGTTAGACGCGGGGGCAATCTTTTTGGGGTATAAAAAAAGGAAAATATTCCCAAAATATATTTGACAAGGCCGGAAACAGTCGATAATAAGCAGGATATGGCTAAAAAGAAAAAGCCCAGGAAAAAGAAAAACGGCAGGCCATCACAGTACAAAGCCCGATACTGCGGGATGTTGATAAGGTTTTTCGACATTGAGCCGTTCGAGGAGGTGAGAATCCCGCACTACGATGAGTCGGGTAAGGAGCACAAATCAGGCCGGCACAAAGGCGAAACGATTGTTACTCACTACGAAATCCAAAGGAACCCCAACCGGACGCCGACCCTGCAGCGCTTCGCCAAAAAAATCAAGGTTGGCATATCGACAATTTACCGGTGGCTCGATGAAAACGAGGAGACTTTTAAGGCGGAGTTTCGGGACGCTTTCACGTGTGCGCGCGCGTGTAGAAGGAGTTTTCTAATAGAAAACGGACTTTGTGGATGCCACAGCCCCGCCTACGCGAAGTTCGTTGCGGTAAACTTAACTGACATGAAGGACACTCAAAAGCAGGAAGTGACAGGACCCGAAGGCAGGCCTATTCCGGTGAGCATAATTGATTACAGTACGGTTGATCTTGATAGCATAAAACCTAATGGAGATAAAGATGAACCGGCGTGATTTTCTAAAGGCTGCGGCGATGGTAACGATATCACCAGCGGTAACGATACCCAATAACATTGTCAATAGTGGATTTCACTACTGGCAGTTGGAGTATCTGAAATATTTCGATTTGGGTTTGGCCAGGTTTGGCATATTAGAATGGCACAGGAGGGCAAGGAAAACCACATTAGCGGTTAATCAATTAGCCAGGCAGGCCTGTAAGCATGCACATTGCAAATACGTTTATATCAGCCCCACCCAAGTCCAGACCAGGGCGCTAGTGTGGGACGACCCCAATATGCTGGCCAACGCCTTGCCGGACAAACGGCAGATGAACTATAAGCTGAATGAGACCAAGATGCTGGTGACATTTGAAAACGGGTCCATGATAAAGTTTGGCGGTTCAGATAATCCAGATGCGCTACGGGGTATAGATGCTGTCGGTGTGGTTCCTGATGAATTCGCACTCATTGACCCGACAGTTTGGTCGAAAATTTTCAGGCCGATTATGTCGGGCGAAGTCAAATATAAACGAAAGAAAAGTGAAGGTGAAATATCCCCGGAGATGCGGTGGGCATTATTTCTTTATACCCCCAAAGGAATTAACCATGCGCCATTGATGTTCAATATTGCTGCCTGTGTGGAGGACGAGGCCAAATTACCAAGACGCGGTAAAGCGGCTAAATGTAAGCCCGGCTGGTTCGCAAGCCGCCTGATAGCAGACGAGTCTGGTATTATCCCTCGCAAAGAGCTTGATATGATGCTTGAGGAAGTGGCTCAGGGCCTGATGACGATAGAAGATTACGATCAGGAGATGCAATGCCGCAGGGTGACAGACGAGGAGCGGACCTTAATTACTTCGAAAATGCTGGCACGGTTAGAACAGATTGAGTGGGAAATTTACAGGGACTCTGCCAAGGAGATACGCAGGATTGTTGCCATTGAACCGGCCTTTGGAGGTGACTTATGCTGTATCAAGGCCTTTGAGAACGGCCGGGAGATTACACAGCGGGGCCTGCACTTAAAATTAACTTCCGAAGTGTGCCACGTAGCGAAAGTAGTGGCGGAGGAGATAGATACCAGGAACTTCATTGTAGATTGTATCGGCGTTGGCAAAGGCGTTGCCGATTACCTGGCCGATGATGTAGCGGGTTATGACGTTCAATATTTCGATTCAGCGGCCAAGGCCAGAGTTAAAGGCGTTAAGTCCGATGTGATTGCCGATTGCAATTTGTGGGCCAACAAGAAAGCAGAGGCCGTCGCTTATGCCGCATCCCTGATTCGCAGGCTCAAAGTGGAGTCGATTGTCGATGCGGAGACCAAACGTCAGTTAGTTGCGTTATCAAAGTATAAAGTGACCGGCAGCGGGCGGACGATCATGATTCTGAATGATGATGTCAAGAAAGCTATTGGCTGTTCGCCTGATAAAGGGTTATGCTGGATTTACGGTCAGTGGGGCCTGCAATATGTTGACCCCATTCGAAACGAAGAACGGGTTCGCTATGATGAGGCCATGAAGGACCATAGAGAAAGAAAACGCCGGACCCGAAGGGGACGAAGACCGATGAGGATGGGATAACGAAGTATGAGTAAGATAGGCGTAGAAACATTAGCCAGTAGAATATCGAATGTTATCAATATTCACCGACAAGCCCAAGACGTGACAAATGCTGAAGTGATAGGTCTTTTAGAAATTATCAAATTAGATATATACAAAGATATGGCTGATGATGAGGACGAAGATGACCAAAAAGAATTAGCAACACCGGTTGACCCGCCGAGACCAAAGGGGAAAATTAAGGAATGGGCGTAAATATGCACCCCAAAACCACAGAAGGAGACGAAGAAATGAGAACATGGATGGTAAACAAATATGAGAATATTCGAGCAGTTATTTTTTTAGCTTTTATTTGTTCACTTCTTGCGGTGCTTTTGTTCGGCTGTCAAACTCAGCAAACCCCGCAAGTCCGAAAGGTATGGGGCCAGGGGGACCTGCCCGCCGACTGGCAGGGCTTCTTTGGTGAAGGCAACGTTGCCAGGCTCGACTTCATACAGACCCAGACAATCAACAGGCAGGGCCAGGCGATTGCAGTGCTCGCCGAAAGGCTAAGAAAATTGGAGGCCGATCCCAACGATGCTTACGAGGCCGAGTTGAAGCGCAGAGGTTTATAATGCCGGTAAAGATTACAAATGTTGACGGGTTTCAAGTAAAGACTCTGGTTAGTGCCAAGAGCACGACTAAGAAAAAGGCCGAGGCCCAAAAGAGATTACTCAAGACCCACAACGAACACTTAGCCGAAAGGATGACAAGTTGAGCGAAAAAACAATATGGGCCTATGATGTCCACAAAGAACTAAATGTGCTATACGGCCAGGCGAAAAAGGTCGGAGACATTGCCCTGGCTCTTGAAATATTGAAGTTAATACAGGACAATGTAAAAAAGCCCAAACTTTCCAACCTTACTATTGATGACGAAACAATTGAAGCGTGCTGTGGAATTCCCAGCGATGAAATGCGAGAGCATATTGAGAAATATCACGGGAACAAATTCGACCTTAAGCAATGTCCAAATTGTGAATCATGGGTATCATTTTTATATAGCGAACACAAGAACTTTTGTCTTGTGTGTCTTATGGCAAAGTTCAAGAAGGAACACCAATGAAACTAATCCCAACGTTAGATCGGGTGGCTATAATCCGCGAGGAGAGGAAGAAGAAGAGCACGGGCGGTATTATTCTGCCTTGTGAAAAAGAGTCGAACTACGGTGAAGTGGTCGCCGTTGGTCCGGGCGGATTTAATATAGACGGTTCCCGGCGGCCAATGTCGGTCAAGAAGGGTGACATAGTATTCTTTAAAGCAGACTACCATACCACAACGCCCGATAGTAAAGTGGTGATAGTCGATGATGAGGATGTTCTGGCGATAGTGAAATGAAACGTAGAGAATTTATAAAATCAGCGTGCCTTGCGGTCTTGGGTGTAAGCTCGTTGGGAACTCCCGGAGGGCACACCAAAGCCGTTGAAAGTGCCGTGACGGTGGCAACGGGGATTAGTCCGCTGAAGGTTGACCGAGCACTTTTCCTGGGTGCTAAAGTTGGTTTAGGTGCATGGTCGTCGGACACAGTTAAACCAAGAAATAAGGTGAACCCAGGGTTTCAATTAGTAGATATTGACTGGACACCATTATTAAATACGTGATTGATTATGAAGTACAAAATAATGGTGACGATTGACAAAAGTGTTGATAGCAAAGAAGAAATTGAACACGAATTACGAGTTCTGGCAGAAATAACCGGAGTGAAATCGCAGAAAGCGGTCCATGACGGTCGAAGGGTTGCTGTGTTTGAAGGTGAATTTCACGAATTTTATCAAAGAGTCAAGGACAGGATAATGTCCAAAATAAAAGCATACGAATAATGGGATTGAAAGAAGATATCGAAAAGAAATTGGCCGCTGAAACTAAATATAGCAGTCGCTATGAAATACTTGCGATAGAATTGAGTATAATTGAAGCGCTTGACAAGTTAGCAGATGAGTTTTTAACTATAAAAGCCACCGCGGCTTCGGAGCGGAGATAATGGCGATTGATTATGACAATACCTGAAAATCTATTCAAAGACTTGTTTTTGAGGGACAAGACAGAACTATCCAATGCCGTGAGGACTATTAGTGGCACGGCAGAGAAAGAAATGTTACCCAAAATGGCCGAGGCATTGGTAAAGTGGGCTGGCGCGCAATTGTGGTTACAAAGTTATGACTTGAAGGATTTTGAATTATTCAAGAGAAATTACGACTATGGCAAAGGTCTTGGTCTTGGTATGACTATGGACATTAACAATATGCCAATCACGGTTCGCCGATTTTGTTATGAATATGTTGCACTTGCCGAATGTATTAGAAAAGAAAATGAGAGACTAAGGTCTTTTTGGTTATACAGGTTGATTGGATTATTTAGAAAGCGCCCGTCCCCGCCAGCGACAAGCGGGGATAAACTAAAACGAGCGGAGTAATTATGTTCAAGTGGTTGATATGTTTGTTCAAAGGACATCGTTGGTGGTTATGGCGAATAATAGATACAAAAGGCGGTGTAGTCGTCTTTGAAAAATGTTTAAGATGTAGAAAATTGCGAGTTGACCAAAGTGTTGATAATAGATGTAGGAAAGTTGAATAGTGGCTAAGAAAGCTAAACTATCAAAGGTGAAGGAGGAGGAGCTCAGGCTCAAGATGCTTGAGTTTCGGGGCGAGGCCGAGGAGGGTAATAAGCCGGTCTTTAAGCGCATGACCCAAAACGAGCGGTTCAAGATAGGTAAGCACTGGGACGCGGACGATGTGAGTTTCAGCGAGGCCCACGGCAAGTTCGCACTCACTATCAACGAGGTATTACCCATAGTCTTAGACATTGCCGGCACCCAGGAAGAGAACCCGTTGGATTTCAAGGTCCGTCCGGTCAAGGGCGGTACCAGGGTAATCGCCGGGATACTTACTTCGCTGCTCAAGAATGTTATGGACAAATCGATGGGCAGGGAGGAGGCCTCGAGGAGCTTCGAGTCCGGGGTCACAACGGCCCGGGGGTTCGTATATATCGATATCGATTATACCAACGATCCGCTAAGGGGTGATTTGGTACTCAAAGAGCCGGACCCGTTCATGGTATTGCCGGACCCTACTTGTAAGACTTATGACTATAACGCGGAAAAGGGCGGGGCCAAGTATATCTGGATTGACGAATGGGAGGACAAGGGCAAGGTCGAGGCCAAATGGCCGGACAAGGAGATCAAGAGCGCCAACTTCGATATGATACCCAAGGGCCGGTTCCGCGGGATGTTAAACTTCATGTTCGGAGGCGGGCCGAACTTACACCTGAGGGACGATTATCGTCATCACGATGAGCATACATTCCAGGAGGAGATGGAAAAGAACGTCTCGAAGCAGACCAACAACTATAGAATATCCACCTGCTTATGGAAGGAGTGGAAGAAGGGGGCTTACGTCCAGAGGCTGGATGACCCTTTGAATTACCTGGCGTTGACCGGGCCTAAAGATATAGCCGAGGCCAAACGGATAACCAACGGGAACATAAGGGTAATTGAAAAAGACCGCTACGACAACCAGTTGACAGTACCGGTCCTCAATATAACCCGAATGGCGGGTGACATCCTTTTAGAACATATCCCGGACCCGTTCGATGGTATGAACTTATACCCGATAGTGAGGTTCGCCCCGTATTTCGATCACGGCTACGAGTACCCGCCGGTCGAGAACCTTATAGGGCCGCAGAAGCTCATCAATTATACTTTTTCCTCTTTAGTGAACATCCTGAAGAACCTGGCAAACTCCGGCTGGAAAGTAGGCAAGGCCAGCCAGAGATGGATGGAATGGCTGGAAGAGCATGGCGGTGAGGATGGCCTGGTAATTGACTTGAGCAAATTCGGAAATAGGGCAGATAAGATTATAACGACCAACTACCCGACCGGGTTCGATCTAATAACCCAGCGGGGCAAAGAGAACATGCGGGAGATTTCACAGACCCAGTTAGTAGTACCCAAAACCGGCCGGCCGGAATCGGGTAAGGCCAAACAAATTGACGAGATACGGCAGCAGAGGACCAAGGGCATTATATTCAGGAACTGGAACCAGACCAATATCCTGATAGCCAGGACAATGGTGGAATTAGTGCGCCATACGGAGGTGTTCTCAGACGAGGAGGTCATGGCCATTATCGACGAGGAGGACCTGCTCGATGAGAAGATCATGGACCAGGCCAGGGGCATTATCATCAATCAAATTCAACAGCAGGGGGGGACGGTCCCGCAGCGGCCCGGGCCTCCGAACCCCATAAGAATGAGCAATGCGCCCCCGGAACTGCAGGCCCAGATGTTAGACGCCTTTCAAAATAAAATGGCGATATTCCAGCAGTTCGTCGAGCAGGTGGAACAGGCGGCCATACCCATAGCCAAAGAAATTATATTGAAATTGCTTAGAAAGATGCAGCAGGGGCGGTACGGTATTAAGGTCGATACCTCACCATCGGCCCCGACCCTTAGAATGGCCAAGAGACTCGAAACCCTGGAGCTGGATGAGCAGCTGCTCAGAGGCGGCCGCCAGGGGATATCACGCAAGAAGCTGATCGAGAGTTCGGACATTCAGGACGCCGAGGAAATAATCGCCGAAGAAGTGCCAGTACAGGGAGCGGCATAATGGCGGATGCAAAAACAATAAGAGCAATAAGGGAAAAGGCCAGAAGGGAAATAGGCGAATGGTTCGAGAAAACTGTTAAGGAAGAGGTGCGAGATACATATATGTCAGCAAGAAAAGAACTTGGATTAAGGCCAGCCGCCGCATTAGCACTTGCCAAAGGAATGGTTCAGGGATATCTTAACAGATGGGCGCAAGCCAATTTTTATGACGAAGTATGAAGTTTCAAAAAAGAAAACCTAAATATTGTAAAGATTGTGGCCGAAAGCTCATTTGTTTTTGGTGTTTTGGTTGCAAATCATGGCATTTACCGTATAGAATACTTATTGTGGATGACGTATGAGTGAACGGGAGAATTAAAGATGACAAAAGAGGAATACATTGAGGAACGAAAGAAGTTGTACGAGCAAGCCAAGAAGACCGGTTGCCTCGTTTTAGCCTACGACATATTACTTAGTATGGACCCAAAAAAGCCACAGAAACCCAAATGAGTCTTGAGCAGGAAAATACAGAAGACATAAATCAGCCAGAGCTAAATCTCGAAAAAGGTTCGGCCGAAGTGACCTTGACCGACGTATATGCAATGTTCTATATACTGGTCAAGCAGAACCAGAAATTGCACCCGGGAAGTAAAATGGCATTCGACGTGAATGCGTTCAAGACCATGCCTAAGAAAGTGGCCATAAACTTTCTAAGAGAGGGCAAGAAGCTATATGCCTGGATTCCGGGCAGGCAGAAAGACCGTAAAAAAAAGAAAAGCAGGTTGATTTTACCTCAATCTAAAATTATAACTTCAAACTAAAGGGAACGTAAAATGGCTAAAGAGAAATTATCGGAATCAGAGGCACTCGAAGAAGAGGCGGCCAAGCTCGGCGTTAAGAAGTCCAAGGTGATAATGTCCAGCTACAGCGTTAAGGACAAGACCCCGGAAAAAATAGCCAGGGAAGCGGGCAGGCACGAGAAACTTGTGGCCAAAAGGCTAAAGAACCGGGTGGAAAAAGCCAGGGCCAAGGCCAGGATGAAACCAATAGATAAGAGAAAGGCCCTGTTAGTCGGCAGGTTCAAGGCGGTAAGGTCCAAGGTGCGGGCCCATACGTATACTAATAAGAACATAGCGGCCTGGACCGAAGAGTGGGAGCTGATAATCAACAGTCCGAAGCAGTGGAACAAGATCACCAAGAACGGCAAAGAACCCTATACCCCCGGAAACAAGAAGAAGATGTCCGCCAAAGAACGGCTCGATGGTATGGACTTAGATGATGAAAAAGAAAGCTCTTGAAATCTTGATTATTGTAGGTGCTTTGCTTATAGCGACTTTGGCGGTTGTATTTTGTGCTAAAAGATGACTGAACAGGAACGCAGATTACGGTTGAATGAGATGGGTAAAGAGATTGCCGCAATGCACCCAAAGAAGATTGGTGCGGTAATGTTTGATATGGTCAATGGGAAATTGACCGGGGTGAGAGAAGGAAATGGCTGGCGGACAGGTAACGTACTGTCAAAGACGGGTTTCGCAGGAAAGCATTAAGTTATTTTACAACTAAATAAATAATCGAGGTTCTCGAACCAATCGACCCTCATTAGTTCGCATAACAGCGGATTGATGAGGGTTTTTTTATTGGAGTTAAAAATGCGGCGTATGGTGAAAACGAGACCCTTGTTACCGCAAAAGCGGGTGGTTAAGAACCGCAAGGAAGTAACCACGTTAAGCCGCATACAATTTAGCTGCACGGCACAGTGGCAAAGCCGGATGCCTCTTGGATAACTGAGGGCAAAAAAGTTATTTCGCACCGGACGAATATCCGGGATGCCTTTGGCAGTTGAGGGTTTCAACTGCCCCCTATTGCGGGGAACGCAGTATGCGGCTCTCTCAGCCGGAAAAAAGGAGACTATCGTGGACAAAGAAGAGATTACTAATTTGCCGGAAGGCATGACAAGCGAAGAGCTTGACGCCCTGACTACGGGTGAGGACACTCCTGAAAAGGAAGAGCAAGACCTCGCCCAGGCGGCGCTCGAGGCCACCGAAAGTCCGGCTGAAGAGTCCGTATCTAAAACCGAAGAGGCCGCAGCGGCGGTCGAGGAAGAACTGTCTGAAGATCAACAGCAGTTACGGGCCAAGGACTCCAAAATAGCGTCACAGAAGCATGAGCTTAAAGAAAGGGACCTGGAAAACGCAAGGCTGCAGGGCCAAATAGAGGCCCGCAAGGAATTAGCCGTACCGAAAGACCCGGTCAAATCGCCACTGGAAATCGCCGAGGCCGCTTACCTCGAAGAGCACGATGATCTGGATGGTTTCGCCATAAGCGGCAAGCTCTATCGAGAACAGAAGGTGTTCGAAGATGAGCAGACGGCGAACAAGGCGACTACCCAAGAGCAAACGCAGACTAACACCGCGGCGGTCCAGGCGGAAGACGAGCTGTTAGCAGGCGAGCTGTCGGAAGAAAAGCGAGGCGCAGGACTCGATTTGAAAACTGTGGCAGGAATTGGCCAGCAGTATCTGACAAGAGGCGACAAGTTAGATATAGCCGATACCGTTCAGTCTCGAGGCCATAAGGCCGCCCTGAAAGTGGCATACGACAGAATGGTGCAACGTACCCTTGGCGCCGACAACGCGGATTCCAAGCTTCTGAAAATCGCAATTAGTAAATCTCAGACTAAACCCAAAAAAGAGAAAACAAATATCGACGCCCTCACTACTGAGGACGAAGAAAAGGGCGAAACTGAGACAGAGACTCACAGCAGCAGATTAGCTAACTTTGTATGTAATTGAGTTTCTATTACTTGGTTTTGCCGGAAAGGAATAGCATGGCAAGAACAAGTATTCTTAATGCGAATGAGCTGACGCAGAAGGCCTGGCCCCAAACGGTGTTCAGGATACAGTTAGAGAACATGCAGCTCTCGAACATGATGAGCGAAGGCAACGATATGCCTATCGTCCTCGACCGGACACTGCAGGGTAGAATTGGGGACCAGGTCATATTCGAGCTCGATATGCCGCTGTCGAACGCCGGTGGTACCGACGACAGTGATATAGAAGGTGAAGAGGAGGCGATGAGCTTCTTCAACTTCCCCGTTACCATTCACGAGCGTAATCACGGGGTAAGAAGTGCGGGTAAGATGACGGACAAGCGTTCTGCGGTCAAGATACGCTCCAAGGCCGCTTTTGCCATCGCCCGCTGGGCCGCGGAACAGTCTGAAAACGACATGATATGGGGACTCTCCGGGCTCGGCAATCAGAACACCTACGCCGGTGAAGGCACATCGGCCATTTTGACCGTGAACGAAAAGGCCCCGAGCGCCAGCCGTATCTTCTACGGCGGTCAGACGGCGGCCGGGGCGGTCACCGTAGAGTCAAGCGACTCGGCCATCGCCGATTCAGCCGGTGACGATTATCAGAACTTCCTGTTCGGGACCAAGATAATCACCCGGATAAAGACCAAGGCGGTCCTGGCATTTCCGAAGTTCAAGCCGATTTTGATTAACGGCAAGCACATGTACGTGATAATCATTCACCCCCTGCAGGAAACGGCCCTTATCGAAGAGACCGGGGCCGCCGGCTGGGCCCAGATCCAGCAGAACGCAAACGTACGCGGCGGCCGGAACCCGCTGTTCGGTAAGTTAGGTGAAGGCGAAGAGCGGATATTTAACGGTGCTGTGGGTGTGTGGAACGATGTGATTATTTACGTCTCCGAGCGTATCGAGACCCGGGTTGCCGGTGAGGTGTTCGATAACGGCGATACCATCGACGTCGGAATTGTAAGCGGGACTTCGAGGGTATGCCGGGCATTGTTCTTAGGAGCTCAGGCCGGACTGTTCGGCTGGGGCCAGCCCTGGAAGCGGTTGGAGAGGAACTTCGATTACTTCCGCAAGCCCGGTACCGCAACAGATGGGATCTATGGTTTCTCGAAGACCCGGTTCCGTGACCCGGGCGCAGGCCAGAGCACCAATACGGCCCAGGCAGACTTCGCGGTGTGGGTAGTAGATACAGCTGCCGAAGAGGCGTAAACAGAGTAGTGCGCAAATATTCACGAAAATATTCCAATATAAGCGTAATCGAAACAAAGACTTAGGGGTGATGCAAATTGTAAACTTTTTTTAGAAAGGTAAGATTATGAAGAAGATACTATTTACATTACTGATTGTGGCGATGCTTGCCTGCCCGGCAATGGCACAGCGCTATCGTCAGCATCAGGTAACGATCGTAGATGAGTTCGGCAAGGCGGTGACCAATATCGACCAGATTGAGATATTGGACGTCGGTACATCGGACACAACTACAATTTACGCCGACCGCGCTGGTGATTTGACTATGGTCAATCCGATTACCACCAGCTCTACGAACTCGACTTTCGTACAGTCGTTAGGCCAGGTCCGGTGGTTCCAGAGGGCCCCGGGCTACAAAATCACTATCACTGAAAGCGGGGCCTCCCAGTCGTTGACTATTGACAACCAGGCCGAAGGTGACACCAGGTTCCCCTGGTACGTCAATTATATCGGTACGGCGGCGAGTCTTACCGTCGGGGACGATCAGTTTCTTAATATAGGAAGCTCGAACGATTTCCGGCACGACTGGGACAATGGCAACACCCGGTACGTAATATTTTCGTCCGGGGACGGTGGAAGGCTGGATTTCGGTAAAGCGGCGGTCCATACCGACGTTTACTTTCACGCCGGGGACATAACCACGGATTACATCTTCTTTGACGAAGGCTCTCTGCAAATGAGTTTTGTGGATATCGACCTTCTTATCGACGATGAGGCGAAACTTCTTATCGGTGACAGCGGGGACGTGACTATCGAGTATGACGAGGGCAATAATGACCTTGACATACTATCCACCTCAGCCCTGGATGAGATTTCTTTCGGTGCTACCGGAGACGGCTATGACCTCAAATGGTGGAGTACGACTGCCGGTGATTATGCCCTGTTCGACTATTCGGCGGACGCCCTGCTTTTAGAGGATTTAACTTTGGCACTCGGCGATGGCGAGCTGCTGTTGTTCGGCGATGCTATAGGCACGGGCACAATGTCTCTTAGTGTGGCAACGGCCAAATTGTCCCTTTTGCAGGTTGTGGCCGATACGGGTACTTTTGATATTGGTGCATCAGGAACAGACGTGCCCACTGTATGGCACGGTGAAACAGCCGGGGCGGAGGTCACGTTCACAGGCGATACCGTAATAGTTGATGGTATCGATATGACCTTCAACGACGGTGATTTCCTGAAATTCGGCGATGACTTCGACTGGACTTTCGATTCGTCCACTGCGACTCGGCTGGATATTATTCCGCTTACAACGAACGAAACTTCCGCTATATATATCGGAGCCAGCGAGGCAGGCGCAGACTTGAAAATATTCGGCACGGATTCGACCGATTATTGGGAATGGGACGCCACAGCGGACTTAGTAACAATAGTTGGCGATGCGGTGGCCTGGACCCTTACCGAGGCCGCCTCTACTGCGGTCAATATTGACATCACAGGTGCGGCGGGCGGATTTGATTTGGATACCACGAACGGCAATATAGTTTTAACCGCCGGCGGAGGAGATAACGGCGATGTTACCTTAGTAGCCGCGGACATAATGACGTTTACGTCCGCAGATATCAAAATCTTCGACGGTGCGGCCGCTGAGACCTGGGTAATCGAAGGGACGGCTAACGGCTTTGAGACAAATGTTGTCTTTACCGACCCAACTGGTGCTGTGGTAGTAACGATTCCCGATGGCGGGGCCGGTACTTTGCTTGTGCCGACCTACCTGGCATATACGGCCAGTGGGAACATCGATGCGGACGAGTGCTGGGGCGGGGTACTGGCCAACACAGGGGCTTCAATTGATATTGTGCTGGACCTGCCAACAGCTGTTGCCGGAATGAGGTTATCGTTTACACTGACTGTAGCTTCTGATGTGGATTTGAATCCCTTTGCGGGCGATACGATTCTTGTTCTAACGGACTCAGCAGGCGATGCGATATCGAGCGCGGCGACGGCGGGTAACTCGATAACCCTGCACGCAGTTGACGCTAATTCCTGGCTTGCCATATCCATTGACGGCACCTGGTCGGACGCTAATTAAATGAATTGAACGGTGGGGCCCTGGCCGGCCTCACCGTATCTTTATGAGTAAGAGAAAGCGATTATCTATCTGGGAGCTTGTGGAATGCTGTGTTGGTATAACGGCGCTCCTGCTCTTTACATTTATCTTTTGGACGGGTCTTAAGACTGTAGCGGGATGGATATTCTAAAAAAGACAACCGAATACACACTTATCGCAGGGCTGGTATTGTGCGCTACGCTCTACAGTACCGAGACTTTGGTCAAGAGGGTGCCAGCGCGTGATATTGCCTGGTGCCTTACGGCCATTGTTTTGGTCTTAACTATACGCCGTATTGATTTCAGCGTTTTGAAACAATGGATATTCCCGGCCTTTGCCGGATATCTGATCGTCACTTTAATATCAGGGTACTTCGCGGCCAATTTCGGTGAATGGTATTACGATTGCTCCCGCACGTCCCTGATGATGGTCTATCTGTTTTTGGCTGTTTCGGTTATAGATAAGGACATCGCAAAGCCCATTATAATATTGGCCATTGGCCTTGGGGTTTACGGCCTGATGTTCTGGCCGGTAGCGACCATGGGTAATAAGAATTTCTGGGGCCAGGCCAACTTCCTCATGCTGGTATTATGTGTATATTCGATTTTTCACTATAAGGGTTTCTGGCAGCAAATAGGCCTTGCGGGCGGGTGGTTGGCTTTCGCTAATATTCTCGTCAGCCGGCCAAAGTCGGTGTGGCTGGCCTGTATCGTTTTTGTTCTGGCCGTTTCGGTTTTTTATCGCAAGGCATTTTTAATCGCGGTCGTACTGACAGTTGTTGTCGGTGGTGTGTTTTTAATATTCCCCGAAAAAGTGGGCCTGCCATCGTCCCTTACTATCAGGCTGGAACAGTGGCGGGAGACGCTGAGAATGACTGAGGACAATTTTATGGTAGGGGCGGGCAACTGGAAGATCGCCGTAAACGACTACGCCTATAATCTCAAGGCCAGTCCAGAGGCCGGGATGACGCAGTTTTTCAAATCGCCCCACAATGATTATCTGTGGGTTCTGGCGGAAAAGAGTATATTCGGATTGTTCTTCTACATCGCGATTTTCGCACTTGGCTTGTTCTATGCCTATAAGAGCAGGAACGTATTTATCTTCGCCGGACTTGCGGGGTATATGACTATTGCTTTCTTCTCATTCCCACAGGAGAGGCCGTTTCCTTCGATGTTCCTGGTTCTGTTATTGGCACTGGCGGTTAAGGGTTATCATATCAAGAGCAAGTTTCGGTTCCCCAGGCCGGTTTTTTATATTGTGGCCCTGTCGATACTTGGCGCCGGGATGGTGAGTTTTCACGCCCGGTACGTTGGGCAGGTTAATTACAGAAGGGCGCGTTTTGAAACTACCTATCCGAGGGCCATTGAGCGGTTATCGAATATATCAGTATTTTCCACGCTCGACCATTACACAACCCCCTATTACTGGCTCAGGGCAAGCCTGCAGGCGAAGGCCGGCAACAAGGAGGAGTCGTTAAAAGATTATAAACTGGCGGTAGAGGCCAACCCGGGGAATATTTACGCCCAGTCCAGCCTGGGGTTAGCTCTTTACCAGGATGGTCAGGTTAACGAGGCGATCGAATGTTACGAAAAAGCGTTGGCCATAAGGCCGGATTTCGAGATAGCTAAATCCAATATTGCCATGATTAAAAAAGGGCTTTAACTGTGACTATTGCAAAAGCAGATATCCTGACCGAAGTAAACGACAACCTTCAAACGGCCCTGACTGATATCGATAAGTTTATCCAGAAGACTTTGGATGATTTGTCCGAAGAGGACCTGCTGGTCGATACCGATGCCACCCAGACACTCACAAGTGGTGATACCACCCTTAACGAGCCTACTGGCTTTCGGGCTTTGGTCAATATCGTCCTGACTATCACTTCAAGCGGTTCCGAGCAGTTCCCGTTAATGGGCTTGAAGGGCGGCCACCAGGAATATAGGAAATTGCGGCATAACGACAGCTCGACCGGCATACCCCGATGGTTCAGTAATTTCGATGAACAGTTCTTTTTATGGCGACCTGCCAACCAGGCGTACACAACGCTTATCGAATATTACAAGGACCATCCGCAGGATGTAAGTGATATCGAGTTCGGAGACAATTTTAGAAACGCCATTTACGCCGGTGCCACATTTTACGCCGCCATGAAATTCAATCGGGCATCGGCATTAGGTCTATGGGGCCCGGTGTATGTCAACGCCAGACAGAAACGCATAGACTCCGTAGTACATATTCCGAGATTTGTGAGAGGTTAAGAAATGACCGTATTTGCAGACACTTACGACAAAGCCACACCTGCAGGCTCAGACGATCCGGCAGAAGCAGATGACAGGATGC